CAAACAATGTTTCAAGTTATACACGAAATCATTACTTCAATGGCAATGCACGGAAACGCTTTCTTACTTATAGACAAAGACAGACAAGGGCGACCAATAGCAATGACACCAGTACACCCAGAGAAAGTAAAAGTAGAAATGGAAAATGGTCAAAAGGTTTTTATGCTTATGGGCAATAAGGGTAAGTTTGAAAGAAAGATTACACAGAACAATATGTTACATTTTATTTGGTATTCATATCCCGGTCAACTTGTAGGTATAAGTCCACTAAGAACACAATCAAACACATACGGCTTAGCTTTAGCAATGGAAAGACATATTGCACAGTTTTACGGTCAAGGTGGTACACCAAGCAGCGTTTTAGAAACAGATAGAGATTTAACAGCTGAACAAGCGTCTGTACTAAAAGAAACGTGGATTGGTACACACAACAGAAATAGAAAACCGGCAGTTCTTACAGGTGGGTTAAAATGGAAAGCAATAAGTGCTTCGGCAGGGGACGAGCTAATAAAAGCACGTGAACAAATTGTAAATGAAATTGCAAGGGTATTTAGAGTACCGGCACATTTATTGCTATCTAAAGACGGATCAAACGTTTATTCAAACATTGAAAGTAATGGACTTGCATTTGTAAGGCATACACTACTTCCGTGGATTAGACGTATAGAGGACGGTTTTTCAACACTTATACCGGGTAAACAGTTTGTTAGATTAGACACAGACGAATATGCACGTGGCGACCAACTAAGTAGAGTTAGAGGTTTTCAAGTTGCTATAAGTTCTGGTGTAATGACACCAAACGAAGCAAGGTCAAAAATGGATTTAGAACCTTATGAGGGTGGCGACAAGTTTTATATCGGTTTACAAGGTGGGTTAGTAGATCCACTTGCAACACCACAAGGTATAGATGAACACGATCCGACAAACGAAATACCAGAATAATGCCATATTCAATTATTCATAACCACCCAGATTGTCCTAAAGAAAGTGGCGAAAGTGGTGCAGAACAAGTTGGTGGACACGCAGTAATTAAAGATGATGACGGTACGTTAATGGGTTGTCATAAAACACATAAATCAGCACAAGACCAAATTACTGCAATAAATATTGCAGAAGCTGAACAAAATGAAGCAACATTAGAAGCTGAACTAAGGGCAGTAGATAGAAAACCACCAAAGTTTATGCAAGAGAACGCACAACGTGGTTTAGATAATTTAAACAAAGCAGGGGACGGACTTACAGATAAAACAAAGCGTGAAGCACGTTCTATGGCAAATGGCGAAGATGTTAGTGTAGATAAGATAGTAAGAATGGGTGCGTGGCATAAAAGACATTTATCCGACTTAGATCGTGAAAAATCAAATCCTAATGATCCAGACACTTGGAGGGCTTCGGACGTAGCTTTTTTACTTTGGGGCTCTAATCCGTGGACTAATCCAGAACAAGCAGGGGAATGGGCAGACCGTAAAGTAGCACAACTTGTTAGTGAGGGTGCTTTAGAACCACGAAAGAATTACAAAGGAAAAAATACAAAGCCAAAGGCAAGACCAAAGAAAAGTAAGGGGTACAGGTTGGATAAACAATTTGATAGCGTTGTTGCTATATCACAAACAATAGACATACAAAAACGTAACACTATTCTTAAAGAAATGGAAAAACAAACAGAAAATAGAAGTTTTACTTTTTCAGCAGTTGAAGAACGCAATGATAACGACACAGATACATTATTGTTTACAGGTTATGCGTCAGTATTCAACAAGCCGTATGGGGTAAGAGATCACAAAGGTGTATATGATGAAACTATACAACCCGGTGCTTTTAAGAAAACTTTACAAGAACAAGACGACGTAAGATTTTTAGTAAATCACGACGGCATACCATTAGCTAGAACATCAAGTGGTACATTAGAATTAGAAGAAGATCAATACGGCTTATTTGTTAGAGCTGAATTAGATCCAACAAACCCAACAGTCGCAGAAGTAGCTAGTGCAATGAAGCGTGGCGACTTAAATGAAATGTCATTTGCGTTTGCAGCAATGCGTGATGAATTTAACCAACAGGGCGACCAAAGAACTGTATCGGAAGCAAGATTGTTTGACGTGTCAGTTGTAACATACCCGGCTAATCCGTGGGCAGGTGCAAAACTACGTGGCGTAGATATAGAAAACCTACATAAAGAATTGGTAGAAGCTAGAAATGGCGACCAAGCAACAGAGGTATTAGAAAGTTTTATTAGCGAAGTAACTACACAAGTTGATACGGAAACTGATAAAAAGCGAAGCAATCCGAAAGTAGAGTTGTTAAAAATGCAACTTGAAAGGGACGGTATTCGCAAACAGTCGTAACGCCGTGTTATAAGCCGTGTATCACACTTAACTACACACCTTACGCAGAAGTATAAGAATACAATTACTAAGGATATTATGAAAAAATTAATTGAAGCTAGAGATAGTAAAGTTGCAGAACTTGATACTTTAGTTGAAGAACTTGATACTTTAGAAGATAGTGCAGAGGGATTTGGCGATAAATTTGACAGATCAAAAGCACTTCACACAGAAGTAAAAGATCTTAACGAAAAGATTGAAGAAGCAAGAGAAGCAACCGAAACTTTAAAAGCAGTTAAAGAAAGCAGAAATAACTTAGGTGTAGAAGATGAAGATTTAGGCGATAAAGAAGCCATAGTTGAAGTCAATGAACCAGACCTTTATAGAAAAGGTGGCGATCATAACTTTATTAGGGACGCTTATTCATCACGTAAGGGCGATTATCAAGCACAAGAACGTTTAAATTCACACCAAGAGTTTGAAGCTAGAGATGTTGGAACAGGTGCATTTACTGGACTTGTTGTACCACAATATTTGTTAGATATGTATGCACCATTAGCTAGAGCAGGATCAGCATTTTATAACGCTGCTTCCAAAGAGCAGTTACCAGAATTTGGAAACCAAATACAGGTTTCAAGAATTACAACTGGTTCAAGTACTGCACCACAAGCTACTGAAAATGCAGCTGTATCAGAAACAGATATGGACGACACTCTATTAACTGTAAACGTAAACACAATTGCAGGTCAGCAAGACGTGTCAAGACAAGCACTTGAAAGGGGTGGTGGATCAGGATTTTCACTAGAAAATGTTATCTTCCAAGACCTACTTTCTTCCTACTACACGACTTTAGATAGTCAAATGTGGACAGGAACAGGTGCAAACGGTCAGCATACTGGAATGATCCAAGTCGGTGGAATAGGTGCAATAACCTATACGGACGCAAGTCCTACCGTTGGGGAAGCATTCCCTAAATTAGCTAACGCCATACAAACTGTTAACTCAAACAGATTTGCACCGGCAACAGCTATCTTTATGCACCCAAGACGTTGGGGCTTCTTCACAGCAGGTGTAGACGGCAACAACAGACCATTAGTACTACCTAACAGTAGTAACCCGGACAACGCCGTAGGTGTTGGCGAAGCAGCAGCATACGGAAACGTTGTTGGTACTTTAATGGGACTTCCAGTTATCACAGACGCTAACGTTCAAACAAACGGTGGTGCAGGTAATAACGAGGATCTAGTTTGGGCTATTAAAATGGACGACCTCAAGATATTTGAGGACGGAGTTATGCAACTCAAATTTGAGGAAACAAACGCAGGAAACCTTACAACCAAAATGGTTGTTTATGGATATTCAGCATTTGCTTCCGGGCGTTACCCAGCAGGTGCAGCTTATGTATCTGGTACAGGTTTCGTTCCACCTACTTTTTAATTAAAAGCTAGGATAATAATCGGTTTTGTGTGTCGGGCAACCGACACACCGAACCATAGAGAAAGAACATTATGAGCAAAGATATAATAGAAGCATTAAAACAAGAATTAAAACATTACGAAATATACGGAAAGGCAAAACGTGCTGAAGAAGTTAAAAAAGCTATCAAAGATTTGGGTGGCAAAGTTGAAACAGCTAGTAAAAAACCTAAAACCGAAAAAAAAGTAGAAACTAAGAAGTAAGTAGGTACACACAATGGCAATTGTCAATGGGTACTGTACTCTTAGTGGTTTAAAGTCGTTCGTCGGTATAGGCGACGCTAATGATGATACTTTATTAGAAGATAGTGTTGAAGCTGCAAGTCGTCAAATAGACGCTTTTTGTGGTCGTGTATTTTATGCAGACGCAGATGTTTCAGCACGTAAATATTATACAAACGATCCATATAGACTTCGTGTAGATGATTTTTCAACTGCTACCGGGTTGATTGTAAAATATGATGATAATGATGACGGTACGTATGAAACAACCGTTGCAGCAACAGATTTTCAATTACTACCTTTAAACAGCGTTGCAGGTGGTATATTAACAACACCTTATTACATTATTGAACTAATTTCATCAAGTGTACACGAATGGCCACTTGATCTATCAAGCAACAGAGCAACAGCAGAAATAACAGCTAAATGGGGTTGGTCAGCTGTACCAGAGCCAATTAGACAAGCAACACTAATGTTATCGTCAGAATTATTTGCAATGAGAAATGCACCATTAGGTGTAGCAGGTGTCGGCGACTTCGGTGTAGTCAACATACAACAAAATCGTGAAATAACTAGGTTATTAGCACCATTTCGTAAAGGTACAATACTAGGTGTAGCGTAATGGCTACATTGTCACAGATTAGGGACGGTCTTAAAACAACTGTAAGCAACATTAGTGGTTTACGTTGTTATGACACAGTACCAGACAACGCAATAAACTTCCCGGTAGCAATATTTTTACCAACATCAATAGAGTTTGATTTAGCAATGCAACGTGGGACAGATCTTTACACATTCGATTTATTAGTTGCTGTACAACGTGCAGATAGTAGAACGGCACAAGATAAGCTAGACGCTTATATTACAGGAAGTGGTTCATCTAGCGTAAGACAAGTAATATATAATAATAAATCACTAGGTTTAGCAGATACAGACGCAAGAGTTGTAAACGTTAGCAATTATGCAGCTGATGTTAATTTAAACGGTATTGACGGTGTAGGTGCTAACTTAGAAATACAAGTTTATACAAAAGGATCAAGTTAATGGCAAAATATAAAATAATCGGTAATAAAAAAGTTATGGACAAGGTAAAAGGCGACACTATAACTATTGATGATGAAGATGTTGCTAAGTCATTAATTAAAGGTGGACACATTCAACCTACTACAATTAAAAAAAGACGTGCTAGAAAAAAAGACGGTACGTATAAAAAAGATGATAAAAGTACACCAGAGGTTAACGAAGCGTGGGAAGAAGTAGATAATGGCTAAATATGTTTTTAATGACGGCAAAGTGTTTAGTGGTGGTTATGATCTAAGTAGCCACATAACAAGCGTAACGTTAGACATAACAGCAGAAGAACAAGACGCTACAACAATCAATAGTGGTGGCTTTAAGTCATTACTAGGTGGTTTAAAAGACAGTAACCTTACAATGGACGGTTTTTATGAAGCCGGGGCAAACTTACCAGACGCACTACTTGGTACAAGCATAGGCAACGAATTAATCGTTACAACAGTACCAGACGCAGGTATTGGCAACACAGCTTACTTTATGAAGTCAAGATTGTTTAGTTATCAAATGTTTGGTACAGTAGGCGAATTAGCACCGTTTAGTATTTCTAAATCTGGATCGTCAGATGTTGTTGTAAGAGGAACAGTTGCTTTAGATACAGCTTTAACAGCAACAGGCAATAGTGCAGCTTATCAAGTAGGTGCAGTTGCTTCCGGGGAAAAATGTTATGCTGCTGTACATTGTTATAGCGTAAGTGGTACATCTAGTCCAACAATTACTTTTAAATTACAATCAGATGATAATTCAAGTTTTACAAGTCCAACAGATCGTGCAACCTTTACAGCTTTAACAGCAATAGGTTCAGAAATTAAATCTGTTGCAGGTGCAGTAACCGACCAATATTGGCGACTAAATTATACAATTACTGGAACTAATCC